TATCGATTATAGGTTTTGGTACTTCTATATCTTCAGGTATGTTTAATGCACCTCGTACTAATATTGTAACTCCAGTATTATCAAAGTCCATTATAATACCTCTCATACCCGCAGGCCAGCTAAATTCTTTCAATGGGGTTGAGTTCCACCATATTTGGTTATTATAGTCATCTACACCTATAGCTTTATATATTTTATAGTCTAGAACTATATCTTTTTCTTTAGCACCAATATTACATTTAATCCCAACACCTAAAACTTGATTAGGTGTATTAAATATCATACCCCAATCTTCTGGCACAAAAGCCTTTGTGCATAAATCAAAAATTACATCTGGTCTTTCAAAGGTATTTAGCGGACAATAAAATCTTAACTCGTTATTATCTTTACTTATAATAACATCGCTGGGTACAGTAAACCCCGTCATTAATGATAAATGCTTTTCTAAAAAATCATCAAACCACACTTTTGATGTATTAGTTTCTTCTAGCCATTGATAAAAGTCATCAATAGCATCATTAACTTTATCATGGCTATATATTAAATTATCTCTAACTGGACTCTCTTTTCCATTGATAACTGCAATTGCCTTTTCAATCTTCAAATGTTTCGTCATAGTTTTCTTCTCTTTCATCTCCTCTAATTTCTGTACCACATAAAGGGCAATATGAAGGTGTTAAAAAAGTATCTCCATATTCATCTTGTTCCCATTGCACAAGAAAGTTAGCATTACATTGCTTACAATAAATTAATTCTTCGTCCATATTAACCTTCGCATGACGTGCAATTTAAAAGATTACGAGACAATTCCTGGCTAGGATTTGTACCTCGGTGATAGTATAGAGTTTTTATACCCTGCTCCCATGCAAAGATTAATAGTTGATTCACATCTCTTGGTGGTGTTTTGGGGTGAATCATTAAATTAAGAGATTGAGATTGGTCAATAAATTTTTGTCTTATACTTGCTTGTATAATAACTTCTTTTTGACTTATCTCCCCAAAAGTTTTAAATACATCTTTTTCGTGGTCAGATAAAAACATTAAGTGTTGAACTGAACCACCAGTTACGAGAATAGATTTCCACACATCAGCAGTATTATGTCCATAACTCTTAAGTACTTCAATTAGGTGTGGATTCTTATATGTAAACTTGCCTTTTGCTAAATCTTTGACAAAGTAATTAGAGTTCAATGGTTCGATACTTGGTGATACTTGTCCTAATATAAAACTAGATGAAGTAGTAGGAGCAATAGCCATTGTAGTAACATTACGTTTTCCATATCCCTCTAATAGAGGTGGCTCTCCTAATTTATGAGCAAGGTAATTTGTCCCAACATTTGCTTGTTTTTGAATGAAGCTATATATCTCTGATGTTAACATTTTAGCATCTAAACTTTCAAAAGCAATTGATTTTGATTGTAGATAAGAATGCCAACCTAATACTCCGATTCCTAATGCTCTTTGGTTCTTTGCAAACTCTACAGCTCGATATAAGTAATTTACCTTTTCTGCCTTTTCGATAAACTCAGACATAACTGCATCAAGAAAAGCAACTAAAGTTTCAACTGCATCTGATTCTTTCCATTCATCATAATGCAATAAATTCATAGATGATAAATCACACACAAATGATTCTGCAACATTGGTCGATAAACAAATTTCAGAACAAAGATTAGATGCATAAATCTTCATTCGATTATCTTTATAAACTTGAGGTTTATTTTTATTAACTGTATCACTCCACATGATATATGGATAGCCCGACTCAAATCTTTTCTGAATTACTTTTGCCCAAATCTTTCTTTTGTCTTTATCACCATCGACCATCTCTCGCATCCACTTATCGGTGATAGTAACACCAAAAGACATGTTTTGAATCGGGTGACCATCATTTCTGATTGAAAGAAATTCTAAAACATCACCATGTTCGATTGGAAGGTAGCCAGCAAAAGAACCTCGTCGTACATTTGATTGAGAAACAACATTGGTAACAGTTTCAAATAACTCCATAAAGTGAACTGGACCAGATGATTTACCACCTGTACTAATTTCAGAGCCCCTAGAACGAAGGTCACCAAAATATGCAGATGTACCTCCACCCATCTTTGACATCATTCCGACTTCAGCTACACCAGTAAGAATTGAATCCATGGTGTCACCAATGTAAGAACCAAAGCAAGAAATAGGAAGTCCTCTTTTTAATCCGAAGTTGGCCCAGATAGGTGATGCAAGAGAATACCAACCACGGGACATATAATCTTCAAACTTATCAGCAAAGCCATCAAATCCTAATCGACGTTGAGCTGCTAATGCAATCTGACGTATTCTTTCTTCAGGTGTTTTATCACCTTCAATATATCCTCGCTGTAAAAAGGTGCGAGAATCATTATTCAACCAATAATACTTTTTCATAATATATCTATACCTTTAAAATAAATCTTCTACGTCGTAACTTTTGTCTTTCTTTGAATATTCTGTTGGTCTCTTAAAGAAGAAATCTGTAGCCGTATTACCAAGTACATCTTCATCAAACCACTTTGTCTTTTCTAATAGAATCTCATCAATCTCGTATTGCTTTTCAAATCCAATAGCAACAAGAGAATCGTTAAGTCGATTCTTAATGAAGTTATGCATGATTGGAGTAGACAAATGTTCTGACTTATAACCATTTACAGACCACTCGATAATCTTTGCTTCTGCATTAAAAGCTGCAGCACAACTTGATGCAATTCTTTCTTCGAGCTCTTCGTCAAACAACTCTGGATGTTCTTCTCTAATTGTATTTACTAACTTAATACCAACCTGAGCATGAAGCATTTCTTCGCGAGAGGTATATGCTACTTGTTGAGCAGTGTCTTTCAATACATTCTTAAATCTATTGAAATAGTTGATCGTATAGAACTGACTAAACAACGAAACATTTTCTACATATAAAGTAAACAAAATAAGAGAATATAAAAATTGTTTCTTTGAGTCACTATAATATCTATGGTTGTACTTACGCAAATATTTGACTCGGTTCTTAATAATATCAAGCTCCATATTCTTTTCGAATATATCTTCCATTTCTAAAATCTCAAGTAACCTTTCATAAGCATTGTTATGAATAACCTCAACATTAGCCATTACATATCCTAAGTCAGTAATCGACGGGTGAGGAAGATTCTGACCAACATTGGCCCAAAATGTTTTAACTGCTACTTCAATTTGTCCTATTGCAGATAAACACCGAACAACCATTTCGCGCTCGGTGTCATTTAACTCGACTTTAAAATCTTGAACATCAGACGTAAAAGAAAATTCTTTATCAGTCCAAAATCCATTATGCATTGCTTCAGTGAACTGTTCAGTCCACGGGTACCTATCTGGTTTTCTTGCTACTTGTTCTTCAAATATTGATGATGCCATTACACTACTCTTTTCTAATTATTTTTACTTACGGTTTAATATTATACTAAACCAAGCCCGATGTAAAGATAAATTACAATCTATTACTCGACCTTGGACGGATTGCTCGCATGGCACCAGTTTCACTATCTCTCAAGATAACAGTAGCATCTCGATTTCGAATGGCATAATCGTAAATAGCTTTTTGATTTGAATCTTCTAAGTTTAAAAACTTAGACCATCTTTCAAATTTATTTCTACCTGTCTGAAATCTTCGAAATACATCACTTGAAACATCAAACTTTTTACCTTTATTAAATAAAGGTTTACTATAACCTACATCAATAGAAGTAGATGATGTGCCTGCTCCAAATGCAGAAGATAATTCTTCATGTATTTCTTTAAATGACTTTAAATTCTGCATATGTCCTCTTGTATGATATATATATC